ATCGATGGTCGACGCTGAGCTTCGCTACGGCCTCAAGTACGTGGAAGAGCAGGAGATTCTGTTCGGAGACGGTACCGGAAATAATCTGGAAGGCATCGTCCCACAGGCGTCTGCGTTCGCCGCTGCCTTTAGCGTTGAGAACCAAACCGGAATTGATGACCTGCGTTTAGCCATGCTGCAGGCGCAGCTAGCCCGCTTCCCCGCAAGCGGCCACGTGCTGCATTTCATCGACTGGGCGCGTATCGAACTAGCGAAAGATACGCTAGGCCGCTACATCCTCGCTAACCCTGCCGACCTAACTGGGCCCACCCTGTGGGGCTTGCCTGTAGTGGCCACGGAAGCCGCCGCGTTCCAGGGCAAATTCCTAACAGGTGCCTTCCAAGCTGGCGCGCAGATCTTCGACCGCGAAGATGCCAACGTGGTGATCTCCACCGAAAACGCCGACGACTTCGAGAAGAACATGATCTCGATTCGTTGCGAGGAGCGCTTGGCGCTGGCAGTCAAGCGCCCGGAAGCGTTCGTGTACGGCGACTTCACCCCGCCGCCCGCGACTCCCTAACCCATAGGGCGCAGGGACGCGCCCAGTAAAGAGGAATGATCAATGATGGTTACGCTCAATAAACCGATTTATCACGGCGGTAGCGTTCGCCTAGCAGGCACCAATATCGAGACAGGCGAGCAGCATGGCCGCACGCTTATCCGGAAAGGCTTTGCCAGTGCGCCTCAAGCAGAGAAAGGCAAAGAGCCTACCGCCGCGAAGAAGCAAGAACCCACGGCCAAAGCAGACAAGCCAGCCGCCAAAAAGTAACCAGCCCGCTCGGTGCCTAACATGTTGGATCTCGAAATAATCAAACAGCAGTGCCGCATCGAGCAGGACGAATCCGAAGAAGATGCGCTGCTAGAAACCTACTCAAATGCGGCACGACGTTACGTAGAAAACTATACGGACCGCCCGCTATTTGAGACGCAGGAAGCGGCAAACGCTAGCGAGAGTGATTATCCGCTTGTGTTGGACGATGACATTACGGTGGCAATGCTGATGATGATTAATCACTGGTACGTAAACCGAGAGGCGGTCATCGTTGGCTCTATTACAGCAACGTTACCGCTCGCGGTGGAATCGTTCTTGTGGCCATACCGGAGGCTAGGCGTATGAGATCCGGAAAACTCCGACACCGCTGCACCATCGAGCGGCCCAGCCAACAGCAGGATCCGAACACCGGCGCCATGATCCCCGGCTGGGAAGAAGTGGCCAAAGCCTGGATGGCGATAGAACCGCTCAGCGTACGAGGCTTCATCGCCGCCAATGCCACGCAGTCAGAAGTCACTGGGCAGTTGGTCATGCGGTACCGCCCCGGCTTGCACGTCGATAGCTCTATGCGGGTACGCAAGGGCAGCACGATCTACAACATTGAAGGCGTGTTGCCCGACAACCGCAGCGGACGGGAGTATCTAACACTGCCGTATTCAGAGGGCGTAAATGATGGATAGCCATATTCATAAGCCTGATGATGGCCGTGGTCAGCGCGATGTGTTTTTAAATGGAAAACTGCTAAAGCGGTGTATCTATGCTGACACAAAGCGCGGTATTGCCGATGTGCATGTGCTCGATGATCAAGGGCACCTCAAAATTCACAAGCGCGGCAAGCGGCCATTATCCAAGCGATTGCGCGGCAAGGTTGAGGTAGTGCCCTGTGGTTGACCCTGTAGCCGCTAACGTCGAAGGGTTAGACGAACTGCTGGCGCGAATGGACAACATCAGTTTCGACTTGCGCAAGAAGGGTGGTCGCTTCGCAATGCGTAAAGCCGCAAACCTGATTCGTGACAAGGCGCGGGAAAACGCGGCCAACGTCAACGACCCTAAAACGCCCGAGGAGATCGCCGCCAATATCGTGGTTCGCTTTGCGCCTAAAGAATTTAAGCGCAACGGCAACCTGGTGTTTCGTGTCGGCGTACTCGGCGGTGCTCGTGGCCACGCTGCCGCTAGCGGCGAGGTAAAAGGCAAGGGTAAGAACAACCCCGGTGGCGATACCTTCTACTGGCGGTTTTTAGAGTTCGGCACCATCAACGCACCGGCACAGCCCTTTGCCCGACGCGCGCTCTCTGAAAACATCCAAGCCGCCACTAGCGAATTTATCAACCAGTACAACAAAGCCCTCGACCGCGCCATTAAGCGCGGGGAGCGCTAACGGAGTAACCAATGCCCCCACTGTTTGCCGTATGCGCCGCTAACGCGGGGGTGACTGCGTTGCTGGGTGTTGGCACTACGCGCCTCTATTCATTTGGAGATGCACCCGAGAATGTCACCAAGCCCTACGCCGTTTATCAGGTCTTAAACGGCGTTCCGGAGAACTACCTGGGCGAGCCGCCCGACATCGACGGCTGGAATATCCAGATCGACATTTACGCCACCACCGGAAACAGCGCCGAGGCTGTGCAAACAGCGCTACGACGCGCACTTGAAAATGTGTGCCACGTCACACGATTAGGGCGAACCGGCACCGAGCCAAGCACCAAACTGAGAACCACCAGCCTAGACATAAGCTGGTACCACCCCACCTAACCGCCAGCGGCGGAGGAGAACCCTATGTCAGTGCTAACACAAGGCACGCACATCTTTTTTAAAGATCCCGCTGCAGAAGGCGGTCCGTCTATTGTGCGTGTACGAAAGGCCACCGCGTTCAACCCCGGTGCCAACCCAGCCGACCAGATCGAAGAAACCGACCTGGAAGAAATCAACTCCAAGCAGTACCGCCGAGGCCTACGCACGCCCGGGCAAGCCACCATGACCGTGAACGCCGACCCCGCCCAACCGTCTCACGTGCGATTGAGCGAGTTTGCAGAAGGCGATGAAGACACAGTGCTGGAATGGTTCGTAGGCTGGTCAGACGGCACCGACCTGCCCACGATTGAAAGCGGCGAGGTCGTACTGCCAACCACGCGCACATGGTACAAATTCAGCGCCTACGTGAGCGACTTCCCGTTTGATTTCCAGGGCAACACCTTGGTCGCCACACAAGTCACCATGCAGCGCTCTGGCGCTGGCAAATGGGTTAAGAAGGAGTCCGCATGAACCTAACGCTTGAAATGCTAGCCGCCCAGGGCGGCTTCGTATCCCACAAGCCCGTGACTAAGCCGATCAGGTGGACTAACGAAGGTAAAGAGTTTGCCGCCACGGTGCACGTATTGCCGCTTTCCTACAGCACAGCAAAAAGCGACATCGTATATACCCAGGTTCAGGGCGACCCGCTGGCAGCGCGCATTGCGCACTGCATTCGCAATGAAGATGGAACGCCATTGTTTACGATTGCCGACGTAACCGGCGAAGCCGACCCCGAGCGCGGCCCACTGAGCGCAGGCCTTACCAATGAACTGCTGCGCGTCATTAGCGAGGTCAGCAACCTGGGAAAGCGCAAGACGAGCTCACGGACGAAGAAGAGCTCTGGCATGAACTCGTCCTCAACGGCATCGGCGGGCGCACCATCGAAGAAGCCCAAGAGCGCCTCAGCTACCCAGAGTTCAAGCGTTGGCTAGCGTTTCGCCAAAAGCGGGGCACGCTTCACACCGGCATGCGCATCGAGCGAGCCGGTGCACTGATCGTTGCTCAGCAGGCCAACATGCACCGCAAACAAGGCACGCCCGCGTTTGAGCTAGCCGACTTCATGCCCCATGCCGATAGGCCGCCATTGACGCTTGAGGCGGCGATGGAGAGTTGGGGGTAACCCTGAAAAATCAAAATAGCCCTGGCATTCGCCGGGGCTTTTTTATGCGCGGCATCCACCGCCGCTGATACACAGAGCCTTCCGGGATGGGTCATGGGGCCAGCAGTAGGTGCTGACTCTGTGGACTGCTGACGCCCGGTGGACATGGCTCATCACCAGAAGGAACACTCTCATGAATTCGAGCGTTATACCGCTTCAATACAATGGCCATACTGTCAATTTCAATACCGATGCATGGATCAACGCTACTGATATAGCCAAGCGCTTTGGCAAGCGGCCTGCGAAATGGCTAGAGTTGCCATCAACGAAGCGCTACATGGCTGCACTGGCCAGGGCGCTCAAGAAAACCGATGTCCGAAAATCGGACTTCGGTCTTGTGGTGAGTAAAAAGGGCGGCTCATTTCAAGGTACATGGCTTCACCCAAAGCTTGCCGTAGCGTTCGCTCGATGGCTTGATGTCGACTTTGCAGTTTGGTGCGACCTTAGAATTGATGCGTTGCTGCGATCTGCTCCAAGCGATATTCAGCAGCTGTACCTAGCCGAACAGCGAGAGAGTCAAAGCAGCGCCTTGGCGAGCGATCATGCGCGCGGGCTAGCTCGTCGACGCTGGGAAAAGCCAGTGCTGCAGTCGGAGCGAGCGTATTGGAGAGAGCGCGTCCAACTGCCTTTATCTTTGGAGTAATGACTCACATGGAACTCAACAGCAAAGAAAGCGTAGTGGCATGGCTCATGGACGGCCACCCGGTCATGCAAGGCATGGTCAATATGGGAAAACTGCTGGCGATCGTCAGTCAGGTAATGGAGCAGGATGGCCATCGCGTCGATCATGACACGCTGACCGCCATCTTTATTGACCCTATCAACGATTACGAGCAAGCGACGGGCAACAGCGCAGGCGACCCCCAGAACCAGCGTATTCTCCCGACGATGGTTTACCTGTGTTACGCCGACTGGGAGGCTGCCATTACCCGGTTGCTGGGCGTTCCTTGCGTAGACATCCAGCCCGACTGGAAGGAGCATCATCAGAATACAGGCAGAGTGATGAAGGCGCTCAGTGCTATCGGCATGGAAGTGGTGCTGGCGGGCTCCAAAGCCTACGAAGAGCAGAACGGTCACTCCATGTTGGAAGTGTTCATGGCGTCTTGCGAAACGGGAGAAGGCTTCGATCAAAGCAGGGCACGATTGGCGGCAGAAAGAAGCGGACTGGGCTTGGTGAAAGGGTGAGGGTGTCACGCCCTCACCTGAACCCCTGTAAACCCAAACAGGCCCACCGCACCCCTTGGGAAGCGACCGCAACGCCGCCATAATGTACGAGCAGCTTGACGCCTGCGCCGAGTTGGGCCAACATTCCCTTGCCGCTGCAAAATCAGTGGCTCGGGTTTGGTCGCCCGATTTGTGAGAGGCGCAGCATCAGCGCTTAACAGCGCTTTTTTTATGCCTGTTATGGCGGGCTGCGTGGGGACACCTTCGGGTGTGCCGGTTTCCTCTTACACCGGTCGACCAACCCTGCGCAGTTCGCCTCCATCTTCTTGGTCGGAGTGGTGGCGGATTCTCAATCTAAGTAAGAGGATCTTCATCATGACAGCGATTACTACTACCCAGATTTCTAACAGCCCTGAGGACTTCATCAAGTCGGTTCAGGGCGCTTTGCGTACCACCTCTCTGAAAGTTGCCCACGCCTTTGGAAAGCAGCATGGTCACGTGCTTCGCAAGCTAGATGAGCTTGGTTGCAGTGAGGAGTTCGCGTCAGTCCATTTTTGGACTCACGAAGAAACCATCCAGGCAGGGGCCGTTAAGCGCCGCTCAAAAGTTGTCGAAATGGATAAAGACGGCTTCATGTTTTTGGTGATGGGCTTTACTGGCCAGAAGGCCGCGCAGATCAAAGAAGCCTACATCAACGCTTTCAACTGGATGGCAGAGAAACTCGGCCGAGCACCTACCAGCGTGGAAGACCGCAAGCCGCTGAACCGAGCCGTTCGCACCCTCGCTAATCTACGCAGCGCCCAAGGCGAAGCTGCCGACTATGCAGGCATGTGGAAGTTGGTGAATGGCTACCTGGGCGTGCCAACGATTGAGGACGCCAGCCAGGAACAGATCGACCGCGCCATGATGTTCGTACAAGACAGCATCGAGCGCGAAACCCATAAGATCATCGAAGGCGATTACCTCGCACGGCAAACATTGCCAGCGCCCCTAGCGGAAACCATCGACTACCCGTTAACGCGGAAGTGGCAAGATTGGCAAGAGCATCAACTGGTGGGTATGGATGCGGAGTATCACTCGGACATTCGTCGCTTGCTAAAGCAATTGGCCGAAGCCTCGCGCACCGGTGCCGCTATCAAAGTCGGCAGCATTGAAAACATCCGCGAGGAATTTAAAGCCCTCACGCACCTCTGCTCAATGAACGGCATTAACAAGCGTGGGGCGCAGGAAAAGCTGGCGCATTTAGAAAGCCTTGTGGCATCGCTCGCTAAAACCACAGGCTGTTTGCAGAACACGCTGTCGCGTAGCTAACAAAAAGGAACGGAGAAAGGCCCGCCACGCGGGCCGTTAAAGTCACTGGGCCATAGCTGTCCAGGCATAGCCCGTGGCTGAAACCTGATGATTAAGCTAACCTAGCTCTTTTGTAACCATAACAGGGGCAAGGTAATATGCTTAAGCTTCTCATGCAGATATTGGGCGCTTCTAAGCCGAAGCCGAACCCGAAGCCAAAAGTAAAGCCTACCAGTCGTGCAAAACCCGCTTCAGATCGTGCTGAGCAATCTGTTAGGCAAGAGCGGGCATTCAATGTGGGCGATCTAGAAAAGTTGGAAGGCAATGGGGACTTTTCTTTTCCGGTAGTGGGAGAGTCTAATTACCAAGAAAGCTTAGAGATTATCGCTGGCCCAAAAGAGGCAAAGGGTAAGTCATTTACTTGTGTTGCGGTTATCGAGCATGAGCCACAAAATCATTGGGATGCCAATGCATGCCCAGTTTTTATTAATGGTTATAGGGTTGGCCACTTAGCAAAGGCTGATGCTAAAGATTTGGTTAAAATCGGCGGAGAAGGCTGCTGCTATACTGCCGATGCAGTCGTTACAGGTGGCTATGAGACGGCCAGATATAGTGGCAATTTTGGTGTTTCGCTTGATTTCTTGCCTCGGCAATTCCCTGCCACCGCTATACAGAAAGAGATGTTTCGATTTTTTGGCCTGAAAGTACCGAAGAGTGCTACCCGTGGAGATGCTTGGGATAAAGAAGAAGAGCTAAAGCAGCACGATAAATATAAAGAATGGAATGATTTCCGCTTGATTGTTAGCTATCTACAATCTGAGGAAGGTAGAGAAGACTTCTGCATAAGAAAACCTTCCATGAAAGCACTTAGAGATGCATTCACAAGATTGGTCAATGAAGGCCATTCATCAGCATCCCTTGCCAGTAGCATGGATGAAGTCGTTGAATTGATGATCGATGACAACCCGAATCTGGAAAAGGTGTGATATGGACGGCTTAAGGAACAAATGGCGCTGGATGGTAACCCTAGCATGGATCGTAGCAGCAGCCTCTGTGATTGCTTCGGTATGGCTAGGCTTCCAGTTTGGCACTTATCAGGCTGTTGAGCTAAATAGCCAGTTTCAAAATGAAACGGTCACTAAACTTAACATGCCGGTAATCATGGGCTGCACAGTCCAGGCCATGGCCTCAATCTTGTTTGGCGTCATGTTTACAGTTCTAAACGAAATTTACGAAAGTACCATCGATATTTACATGCAAAACCAGCGCGCAATTAGAAGCGATAGATAAAAGACCTCAACGATAAAACCCGCCTCGCGCGGGTTTTTTTATGCCTGGAGAAAAGTATGTCAGTTAGATCCCTCGGCAGCCTAACGCTAGATATGGTGCTAAAGACTGGCAACTTTCTTGGCCCCATGGATAAGGCTCAGCGCGAGACGCAGAGAAAAATGCGTCAGATGGAGCGCGACGCAAAAACAGCAGGGGCAGGTATTGCCGCTGTCGCTGGCGCGGCAACGGCGGCGGCGGCGGGCATTTACGCGTATGCCAAATCCAACATGGACACTATCGACGCCAACGCCAAGCTGGCGCGCTCGCTGGGTGGCACTATTGATGGTCTGCGTGCCGTCAACATGGAAGCGTCTGATAGTGGCATTGATGGCATGGAAGCCTCGCTCAACCGCATGAACCGCCGCTTGGGCGCGGTAGAGATGAACGGCGGGCCAGCACTTAAAACCGTTGAGCGTCTTAATTTAAACCTGCAGGAAATGCAGGACATGGACGTTGATGAAAAACTTGCTTACATCGCTGACCGCATAAAAGAATCTGGCGTCTCTTCGCAGGAAGCCGCGCGCCATCTTCAACAGCTTGGCTTTGAACAGCGAAATGCCACTGAGCTATTCATGAAGGGCGGGGACGCTATTCGTAGCTCTCGGCAAGAGATAGAGGATTACGGGTTATCGGTATCTATGCTCGATGCCGCGAAGATAGAAGAGGCTAATGATGCGCTGGCGCGCATTGGCCTATCTGCCGAAGCCATGGGTAATGCCGTTGCTATCAAGTTAGCGCCTGCGCTCAACGACATGGCGGACTCTATTAATGACGTTACCAGGGCGTTTAACGCCGGTGACTATGATCTACAAATACAGCTTCTAAGCGCAGTAGCGGTTGGCGCTGCCAGCGCTGCCACTGCTTATGGCGTTTACCGAACGGCAGTTAATGCGGCAACGATTGCGCAGTGGGCGCTTAATACTGCGATCAGAGCAAACCCACTCGGATTGGCAATCACGGTAATTGGTGCAGCTGCTGGCGCCATGTTTAGCTTCAGGGATGAATTAGGTCTTACAAGGGATGAGGCACACAAAGCCTCTATCGATGTTGACGGCCTAACAGGTGCTTTTAGAGGCTTAACCAGAGCACAGCAAGAAAATCGCCGCATGAGTATTATTGGCGATCTTACTGAAATGCGCCTTGAAGCGGGCAAGCTTGGCACCGAGCTAGCATCTGTTAGTCAGAAAGTTAGGAATTCAGGCCAGCTGGATGAGTTCGGTGGGGCTCTTCCTGTCGCGACAGCAGAAGATGTGGCTCGTGGCCGTGAGCTTAGAGGTGAGCTTGGCAAGCTATTGGTGGATATTGACGCTGGTAGCGATGTGCTTAAAGAGTATGACGCCATTATGGCTGGCCTAGGTGAGGGCTCGGGTGAAACAGATCCACCTCCAGGAAGGACTGGTTCTGAAAATGAGCGCGCTGCTAACGCAATTGCAGACCAGGTTGCGGCCTTGCAATTACAAGCCGCCACGCTGGGAATGGCTGAAGATGAGCTAGTTCTTTATAAGCTCGCCCAAGATGGCGCAACCGACAGCCAGCTAGCCGCCGCCCGCGCTGCGTTAGATGCGGTTTCCGCCTACGAAGCCAGCGAACAATCAGCAGAAGATTATCAAAACTTATTGCTAGAGCTGCGTACCACCGAGGAGCAGTTAACAGACCAGATGTATGACCGGTTGGCCGTTCTGGATGCCGCCAACGTCTCAGCCGATGAGTATGCGGAGGTAGCCGCCAAAATTGCAGAGCAGTCCTTTGAGGATGCACCGGAATATAATGGTCTGGATTCGCTGATAGGTGGTGCCTTCGGTGAGCTCAACAAGATCGAGGACGCCGAGCAAGAATTACAGGAATGGTACGAACGGCAGTTAGAGGAGCTTGAACAAAACCGCCAAGACAAAGCCGACATGATGGAAACCTGGAATGAGAAAGAGCAGGCCATCATGGAAGATCACCAGGAAAAGCTGGCGCGTATTGAGCACGCACGTCAAATAGCCCAATTGGCAGCGGCAGAAAGCACCTTCGGCGATTTAGCGGGCCTAGCGTCTGCATTCGCAGGTGAGCAAAGCGGCATCTATCGCAACCTGTTTGCCGTCGAGAAAGCGTTTGCTATCGGTAAGGCGCTGATCAATGCGCCAAAATCCTACTCCGATGCTTATGCGGCGGTGGTGGGTATCCCTATCGTTGGTCCCGCGCTTGCTCCCGTTGCTGGCGCTACGGCTGCCGCTGCCCAGGTGGCGCAAGCCAGTGCAATAGGCAGCATTGGCATGGCCCACGATGGTATCGACTCTATCCCCGAAACGGGCACATGGCTGCTTGAAAAGGGCGAGCGCGTTACCACCGCTGAAACCAGCGCAAAACTCGACGCGGTGCTGGCGCGTGTCGAAAGCCAGATGAACCGACCAGGGGATGGTGGCCGCGGTAATGTTTCCGTCCACTTGCACGAGGACGCCAGCCGCGCTGGCCAGGTCAACGAGCGCACCGCGCCTGACGGCACTCGCATAATTGATGTGCTGGTGGCCAACATCATGGGCGATGGCAAAGCCCATAAAGCGTTAACAACCAAATACGGACTATCCACCAGGGCGACGAACTAATGGCTGAGATCGATTTCCCTGCCGGGTTGAAAACGCCGCTGCAGGCTGATTACGGGTTGGAGCATGTGAATGCCAACTTAGAGACTCAAATGGCAAGCGGGAAAACCCGCAGTCGCCAACGATTTACCAGCACCCCGACCCGCGTCAACGTGCAGTGGCTACTTCCCCCAGGGCAGGCACAGCTATTCGAAGCGTGGTACTGGGCGCCCTATAAGCCGGGAGATCCCAACAAGGGCGGCATCC